TGGGGCACTTACCGATGATTGACCCCGGCAAGCTCCGCGAGCGTGTCACCGTGCAGATCGCCAGCGGCACGACCAATGCCCTGGGCGAAACGGTGCTGTCGTGGAGCGATTCGTCGGCCGTGTGGGCGAGCGTCGAAGGCGTGAGCGCCCGCGAAGCCCTGGCGGCCGGGCAGCAGGAAACGAGCGTCAGCCACAAGGTGCGACTGCGTTTCCTGCCGGGGCTCACGCAGCAGATGCGGTTTGCCTGGCGTGGCCGCACGCTGGAGATCGTCAGCCTGCTCGAACACGGCAACCGCAGCGAGCATGAGGCGATCTGCTTGGAGCAGGTGCCCTAATGGCAATCGTGTCCGGCGATCCATTTATCAAGCTGGCGCTCGGTCGCGGCAGAACAGCCAAACGGCTTTTCAGCCTTGCGCCGTTGGACATGGTCGTGGCAGAACTGAAAAAGCTCCCCGCCGACATCAGCAACAAATACCAACGAAAGGCTTTGAAGAAGGCCGCCCAGCCAGGCAAGCAAGCACTGATTGCCAACGTGCGGGCGATTGGTCAGGTCACTGGCAACCTTCTGGCGAGCGTGACGGAAAAGGGCAAGAGCTACACGAACAACAAATACAAGGTGCCGGTGTCTGTGTATGTGATCGGCTTTCGCAGGCCGGTTGGCGGCGGGGCGCAGCGGACGGCAGAAAGCGCATTTGGCGGCTCCGTGCTCAAAGGCCCAAACCGCGCCTTTCACTCGCACCTTGTTGAGTTTGGCACGAAAGGCCGCCGTACTCCCGGCAAGAGCCGTGTTGTCAAACGCCGAAAAGTAATTCTTGATGGGCGAATCATCACTCAAACAGAACGCCGCAAAGAACAGGCAGAGAACAACCCGCGAGCCATTCTTTCGTCGTGGAACACGCGACGCGGGAAGGGGCAGTGGAAGGGCAAGTACCCGATCGACTTCATTGCCACTGGTTCGGTGGCCCCGATGCCAGCCCTACGGCCGCTCTCGCGGGCGTTCCAGCAGTCCAAGTCACAGATGCAGTCAATTCTCGACGTTGAGATGCGGAAGGCTCTGTCGTCCGCTATTCGTGCGTTTCAAAAACGAAACAGGGCAGACGACAAATGAAATCACCCGAAGCAGTCCTGCGAAACGCCCTTGCTACGAACACCGTGGCTTCCTCGGTCGTGTCGGCGAGGATCTACCCGATCATGGCCCCGGCCTCGGCAACTATGCCTTTCGTGACCTATCGCCGGGCGGGCATCCGGCGGCAGCAGACGCTGACGGGGCCGATGGGCGTGCCGCAGGTAACGGTTGAGCTGGACGTGTACGCCGCCACCTACGAGGCGGCGCGAGACGTGGCCGACCGCTGCCGCCTTGTTCTGGATGGGTACGGGGGCACCTTCGACAATACGGAGGTGAAGCACGTCTCGCTCGAAAACGAGCAGGACGACTTCGTGACGCTGGCGGGTGCGGACATGCCGCCGGTCTACAGCGTGAAACAAACCTACGACGTTTGGTGGCAGGAGACATAGCACATGGCTGCAACGCCGCACGACAGTTCTGGCACGACGCTCACGTTCCCCGGCTTCACGGGCAGCGTCACCAACATCACTTACAACCTGAACAACGTCGCGGGCGATGACACCATCGACATCAGCCACCTCGGCCTGACCGCCGGCGCTGCCGTCCTCACGCAGGATCGGCCGCTCAAGGGCTCGGCCACCGACACGGGCCGCGAAGTGCAGGTGGACTACATCGGCACGGGCGTGGTTGCTGACGGTGCCACTGGCACGCTTGCCATCACGGGCGGCCTGTCGCTTTCCGCCATGGCAACCGTGCAGAGCTCGTCGGTCACGCTCGCCGTGAACGACGTTGTTCGTGGCAGCGTCACCTTCCGGGTTGCCCGCTAACGCACGGGAGGCTTTCCCGTGGCGACGTATAGCACAGGCATGACGGCCACTTGGGGCTCAACGCCTTTTCAAGAGGTTACGGGCCTTTCGTGGACATACGGCAGCAGCTCGCCAAAGGGCCGGTCGTCCGTGTGGACCGACGACTTGGGCTCTGTGTCGATTCAGTGCCTCGGAGCGGCTAACGTCACGTCCGTTGAGTACGGCAAACGCAAGGATTTGGCAATCACTGGCGGCGGCGCGAACTTGACGGTCAAGGCACTCTATGAGTCGCTGAGCGCCACGCCTGAGCTGAACGGAATTACCCGTTACACCGTGACGTTCAAGATCCTCGACGGGTGAACCGAATGACGCTGACTCGTGAACAGATCGATGCCGCAGACGACGCCAAGATCATCATGGTTGAGGCGTTCGGCGGCGAGGTGTGTATCCGCCTGATGAGCGTTGGCGAACGCGACTCCTACGAGTTGAAGCTCGTGGAGAACGGTGGGCAGGCAATCCCTGATTTTCGCAGCGAACTCCTGAGTCGCACCCTGTGCGACGAGAAGGGGGAACTGCTCTTCCCCGGAGAGGCAGGCGTGGAGGCCCTCAAGAAGCGCAGCAGCGATCAAATGCACAGGCTGTGGCAGGCAGCCATGAAGCACAACGCACTTACTGAGGAGGAGATCAAAAGGCTGGCGGGGGAATAAACGCCCGCCCGACGCTTCAGTTCAAGATGCGTCTGGCGGGCCACCTCGGGAAAACGCTTCAAGAAATCGACCAGATGGACTCGCGCGAGTTCAGTCAGTGGATTGCGTTTTCTCGGTGGTTCTCGCCGCTAGCCGACAGTTGGACGCAGACGGGGATGCTTGCCAGCGCGATGCTCGCACCGTATTGCCAGCGTGGCAAGGTGCCGTCCGCCAGCGACTTCATCCCCATCGAGGACAGGGCACCGAAGCACCCGAATCAGATACGCGAGGTGCTTGAGCAGATGAAGCGAGACTTGGAAGGTTGAAATGGCGCAAGTTGGCATTGGCTTTCAGTTGTCGGCGAACGCACAGCAGATGTCTGCGGGCATCAATGCTGGCGTCGTTGAATTGCAGAAGCTGGGCTATGCCGCCAAAAAGACGGCGTCCGATGTTGCCGTTCTCAGGAATATTGAAATTGGCCGCGCATTCATTTCTGCCGTTCAGTCGGTAGCCAATACCTTCACGCAGTTCACCAGCGGAGCCGCCTCTGCGGTTGATTCGACGCTGAAGTTGTCGCGGTCGCTAGGCATTTCATACCAAGAGCTGCGGCAGTTGCAGTTGGCCGCCGACCTTTCCGGCGCATCTAGCGAACAACTGGCCGGCGCTTTCACTCGCGCCCAGTTGACGATTGCCAAGGCAGGCCAGGGCAGCAAGGAAGCCGTGGCCGATCTAAGAGTTTTGGGCCTGACGGTAGATGACCTGGCCGGAAAAAGCGTTTCGCAGCAGTTCAGCGAATTGGCCGCAGCGATCACCCGCATCCAAGACCCTGCCCAGCGGGCGGCGGCTGCCGTGGCGATCTTTGGCAAATCTGGGGCGCAACTGTTGCCGGTGTTTCAAGGGCTTCCTGAAAGCCTCAAGCAGGCGCAAGGGTTTCTGGATCAGTTCAAGGGCGGGCTAGCGGAGGTGGACGCGGCGAGGATTGAGCAACTCAACGACTCTTTCACGCTTGCCGGGCAGGCCGTTCAAGAGTTGGCCGGGCAGTTGCTGGCAAAGCTTCAGCCTTCGTTGCAGCGTGGGGCCGAGCAATTCGTTGCGTTCATTTCCCAGATCGACATTTCTGCGGCTGCGGCGGCCACGGCCACGGCGCTGTCTGACGTGGCAAGCGTCCTGGGCGTGCTGTCGCAGTTCGCGGCCCCGCTCGCCAAGAACCTTTTGCCAGCGATCGGCGGGTATCTTGCTTTCATCAATCGGCAGGCGATTGCCACCGCGCTGACGCAACTGGCGCAGGCTTTTGGGGCAGCGGCATTTGCAGCGCTCGGCTATTCCAGCGCGGCCAAGCAGGCCGCGACCGCCAGCGCAGTGCTTGCCACGTCGATTCGTGGGCTGCTGGCGTCCACCGGCATCGGAGCGGTTGTAGTTGCCATTGGCCTGGCTGCCGGGGCAATCATTGACTGGGGCCTGGGTGGCGCTGCTGCTGGCCAGCAGGTTGAGGCGGCGGCAGACGATGGCGCTGCGGCCCTGCGGCGGGCGGCCGAGGAAGCCAATGTCGCGGCCAGAGCGGCCGTCAACTTCGGCGAGGAAGTCGCCCGTGCCATCAAGGTGCCGCAGGAAATCACAATCAACGAGTTTGCCCAAGGCTCGCTGGATGAGGCCCGAAGTGCCATCGTGTCCTTGGGTCGTGAGCTTGGCGGGCTCAATCAAGTTCCGCGTGGCGTGCTCCAGGCGTTTGCCGAATTGTCGGTCTATGCCGGCAAGATTGACGGCCAGGTGCAGAATCAGGCTGTTGCCCTGCAAGCAGTGGACGATGAATCGCGCAAGATCATCACCACAATCCAGCAGATCACGGACGCCCGCAAGCGGGACGCTGATGCCACGAGGCAGGCAGCAGAGGATGCCAGGCGGGCAACCCAAGAAGCCAGCCGCGACGCCCGGAAGCGTGTTCAAGATCTTGTGCAGTCGGGCCTGCCTGATACGGAACGCTCTCGGCTCCAGTTGTCCGAAGACCTGCTGGCCATCAATCGCACGATCGCAGATGCCGAAAAGCAGGTGGCCGACGCGCGCAAGGCTGGCGACCTGTTTGCTGTACTCCAAGCCGAGGAACGGCTGCGGCTGACAAAGGAGACTGGTGCCGCTGCTGCGAAGGCCGCAAGGCAGCAGGAGCGCGAGCGCAACTTGGCCGCGCGTGGCATCGACCAATCTCTGCTTCAGCCGGCAAAGACGCTGCTCGATCAAGTAACCGCGGTGCGGCAAGCCTTCCAGGCCCGAGAGATTACGGGTGACGAGGCCCGCAACGCCCTTCGCAATCTCGCCGCAGAGGGCATTGAGATCCGCAGGGACATCGCCGCGGAGCTTGCACGCCCTGCCCAGCAGGCACTTCAGGTGGCTGATGTTCGCACACAGGATGGCGCGTCGCAGTTCCTTGCGATGGCCGCCGGCAGGAATGATCCGGCGATTGAGCAGCGGAGATCACAGCTTGCAAAGTTGGACGAAATCAAGCGCGTGCTAGAGGCAAACGGCGTTCGTGCGGCAGATATTCTTGGAGCCGCCTGATGACTGTCATCGCCTACCGCGAAGTCCTGCCTCGCACGTTTTCGCACCGCTTTGGCGAGTCGCCTACGGCGGAACGCAAGTTCATTGTGACAGTTGATGAGCCAACTGCCACGCAGGAGGTAATAGACGCCGTCAACATTGCCCACGCCGACCAGCATCCAGAGTTCGCCTATCTGCGAATGTTGGACGCATCGGCCGTGGAGACTGATCGGCACCACGTTGAAATCACCTATCGGTACGAAGTCCCAAAGCAGGAAGACCTAGACCCCAACCCGCTGGCCCGGCCTGACGTATGGAGCTTCTCAACAGGCGGGGCCGCCGTGCCGGCGTTGTTTTACTACCACGGAGCCGGGAACGCCGACATTCGCCCGCTTATCAACACGGCCGGCGACTTTATCGAGTCGGCGATGACAGAGGAAAGCGAACTGCGGGCGACGATTAGCGGCAATCGGGAAGAGTTCCCGCTCGCTGCCGCTGCGGCTGTGACGAACGCTGTGAACATGTCTTCGTATCTCGGTGGGGCGATCTACACATGGAAGTGCAACGGCATTTCTGCCCAGCAAGCAACGGAAGTTGTGAATGGCGTGGAGATTCGATACTGGCAGGTGTCGGTTGAGCTTGCGTATCGGCAAAGCGGTTGGCCCCTTCAGCTGCCGAATGTTGGCTGGAGCGTGTGGAGCGAGTCAAAGCAGAAGAAGGTTCGAGCGTATGTCTTTGATGACGAGAGTGGCGAAAAGATTGCCAGCGCCAACCCTGTCGCGTTGAATGAAAACGGCACGATTCGACTAAGTTCAGACCTTCAGGGTTCTGGCCGACCCGACATCATTCAGCGGCGAGTCCATCCTGCTGTTGATTTTGCGACCTACTTCGGCACTCCTCCGTTTTAGCCATGCCACAGAAACCAGACGGCAAGGCAGCCAAGGTTGAGCGTGTCGCATTTACGCGGCCAGCAGCCGAGCGCATAGCCAAGGTGGTTCGTCAAGTTGAGGCGGGCGACCGCGATCGGCAGCCGTTTGGCGTTGGCCCGCGAGTTCAGGGTGCAGGCGGCAAGACGCTCCGCTTCTGCACATACGCCGGCTCGTGGTCGATCAATGCCACAAAGACGGTGACATTTCGCAACGTCACGACGACGCCGAATACGGTGGCGGCGATCAATCTGTTTCTAAGCCTGCCGGACAATGGCACGCGGAATTGCGCCGTCGCCAAGGACGGCACCGCGTGGCACCTGATTCAGTGGCAGTGGGATGCGTCCACGGCAGTCAGCAGCGTCACGCTCGGCACGGCATCGCTTGAGTTCACGCGAATCAACGTGGCATCTCTTGGCACGGCCAGCACCGTTTCCATTTCCGTCTCCACTTGCGGCACAGCAACGGCGTCACCGTGACAGCACTCACCGTCCAAGATGGCAAGCTCGTGCTGCGGGATGGCGCGCTTGGCGTTGGGCAGGGCTGCTGCTGCGGAGGGTGCGAGTGCCTTCCTCTGTGCGACACGCCGTTGTTTTACCTTAACGGGCTCTACTACGGCCCGCTCGGGTCTGGTTACTCCGAGACCTGCTGGCTCGCAAACACGTTCCCGGCATGCGTGGCAGAGGAGTTCGTGTGCCTGAATGGCTATGCGGCTACGAGCATCCAGTCAGTGTCCGTGTCGGACTGCGTTGTTACCATTCAGTGGAGCGTAAAACCATGCTCCACCCTAAACCAGTTCAATGATCCGCCAGACTGTAGCGGAGAGCCCTATCCTTACGACCCGGAGCAGATTTGGAGTACGCAGTGGCAGCCGTGCGGCGTTAATGCAGAGAACGGCAGGATTGTTCTTCGGTTTGTATCCAAGGCCCTCGTCGCCTGGGCCAAGCCTCCTGCATGCAATCTGTCGTCCGAGGACCCGTATGTGGATTTTGAGAGTGCGTCCGTTGAGATCGCGTGCGGATGCTGCACTGTAGATGACATTCCTGATCTAACAAAGGCAACGCAAGCCTCCTGCGAGAGTGCTGGCGGAGTGTGGGCTGCCGGCGATGCGTGTGTGGTAGATGCGTGCAGTGGGTGCACTGAGTTCAAGTACCTATGCCATGAGAAGGTATTTACGACCTACACATTTGAGGACGGCAACTCCGAGCCAGGCCCACCGGAGGCGACGGCCGATACGATTGCCGTTGATGCGGGGCTCATATACTGCCCGCCGTCCGGCGCTCCCAGCCAATACAACTACAACTACAACTGCGAAACCGGAGTTGAGGACGAGCCGCCCTATTCTGCTCTTTCATGGCACTTCCGCTGGCGGTCCGTGGCCAGCTGCGATGAGTGCAATTCACCTTCGCCAGATACCGGACAAAACTGCCCCAGCGGCGTGTGGTCGATGTCATGCGTGCCGTGGAATGACACTTCGCTGAGTGCCGAGCAGTGGCAAACCTTCTGCGACTGCACCACCGTTGATATCTGCGCGGACAACCCATTCCCATGATCACAGGCCCAAGGTCCCTGTTTGCCGGCCGCCTGCTGGAGCGTGGGTACACGCTGGATGAAGTGCGGGGCTGTATCGTCAGTGAGAACGGTGACCAGATCACCGTAGACGAGACGCATCCGGCGTACCCTCGTGATCGAAAGCCTGGTTATCGCCCGCCTCGCCTAGAAACAGGCGGCCCTGGCACAGAACTAAAAAAACTCCTGGCGAAGATCGGCATCACGGCAACGCCCAACTGCTCCTGTAACGCCCGCGCCCGCACCATGGACGCCCGCGGCATCGAGTGGTGTGAGGCCCACTTGGACGAGATCGTTGGCTGGCTCCGCGAGGAGGCCGGGAAGCGTCGGCTCCCGTTCTTTGACGCGGCCGGTAGGGTGCTCGTGAGGCGGGCAATCGCCAATGCCCGAAAGGAGCAGGCCTGTGCCGAGGAAGCCAAGCAAGCCGAAGGCCGGGCCGCAGTTTGATGCCTCGCC